ACCTTTTAACAACCATTCTTCAACAACATCACCTACTGGCCCTAATACTTGGAATCCAATATCTTTTTTATAAAAATCTGAATAACCATCTCTTCCAGTTACTGATTCGTGATGTAATCTAATCCATTCCATAACACCTTGAGCTGCTGACGGAACAACAGGGTCGTAAAGAGTAACTTCGATAGGTTCCCAAGTAGCTTTACCATGTACATATCTCTTTACATTCATATGATGCAATTCAACGTCTTCAAAAGTTATTGCTGGCCTAGCCATTGTTTTTACTAAAAATGCTGGTAATCCATTTAAACTCATAGAATACCTATTTTTAAGTTTAGGTTCAAAGGCTCTAAACATTATTTCTTCAGCTGATATTAATTCTGCCATCTAATTTCTCCTTACTATTTTACACTTACTTTTGTATTATTGCAAGCTTATTATACATATATAAATATAAAAAATATAAAAAAAAGAGTCTACAAATGTAAACTCTTTTTTATTTTTTTATGTTATTTTACTTACTCTTCAAAAGAAGCACCCGTTCTTTGTATTGTAAAGTCTAATAAAATAAACTCTGCTGACTTAGTTGGTTGTAAGAATATTTGTCCAATTAATTGATTTCTGTCAATTGTATCTGCTGTATTATTCGTTTCATCCATTACAACTTTGAAAGCATTTAAACCACTTTGTGATTTTACTCTTTCCAAAAATGGTTGAGCTATGTTTAAAAATGACTTTCTTAGAGCTGGTGTATTTTGTTCAAATAATAAAAATCTAGATGAACTTGCTATAAACTTTTTAACTCTAATCAATAGTCGTCTTACATTTACTCTATCAAGTGCTGATAGTTTTTTCTGTAATGTTTTTTGTCCAAACACTACAACACCTTGTCCTGGAAACATAGCAATCGGATTAACATTAGATTTGTACAATGTATTTCGTTGACTTTCAAGTAGTTTTCTTTCAGTTTGTACTGAAGATAATTTACCACGAGTTAACCCAGCTGGAGCAAACCAAGGATTAGCAACTTTATCATTAAAAGCATAAGCCTCTGCAACTGCTGCTGAAGGTGGAATCCATCTTAATTTATTTTCATCATCATTTATTTGTACCCATGGATAATATGTGGCTGCATAATTAGTATTGAAACTTTCTGCTTGACTTGTAGCTTCTGTGACACCGGTACCGTATAAACCATTATCAAAAACTAAGAATGTATCTTGTCTTTCTTCACACATATCTACTGCTTTAGTGATAAGAGCACCGTGTTTGTCAGATGTTAGTCCAGGTATAAATAATAAATTTATATCATATTCATCTTGATTTCTCAATATATTTATTGCATCTTCATAAGATGTTTTACCATTAGCGGCTACTCCTGGATTCAATCCCTGTGTATTTGTTTCTTCTATATCATCATAGAATTTTATTGGAGTTTGTTGATTACCATCAGAACCATTTGCAAATCCACCACCTTGAGAACCACTTCCTGCAGCTGGTAGAGAGGCTGAAAATTCTGGAAATTGAACTTCTCCATTTTCATCTAGATAAGCAGATGTTTGTTTAAAAACTTCAACTCTTACATATTTAGATTTATTAGGATACTCTCCAGTCATTTTAACAAATTTTTCATTACCAGAACCAGCTATAGAATGAACTTGATTTCCAATAACTCTAGCTATATAATTAGTCTGTGTAGGGTCTAGTGATAAATCTGGCCATTGTTCTAATACTTGTTTTCTTCTTTCTGTATCTTGTCCACTTCTAATCAATAAAGTAAATGTACCTTTAGTATTATTTACGTCTTGTATTTCCCATCTAAAATTATCTGAAGAACCAGACAATAATTTATCACCATTAACAAGTTCACCTGTAAATGTTGATACACTAGCAGTTTGTTCATTTTGATTGTTTAAAATTGAACCTTCTGACAATGCATGAAGTTTAAAAGGAATAGTTAATTTACCATCACTATGAGAACCACTTCTCATTTGTACAACCCCAAATCCATTTGAAGATTGTGTAACTATTGTCAAATCATCTAATACAGGACCATTCCATCTTTTAACTGGTGACCCATTTAAATACTCTCCAGCAGTACTACTTGTAATCATAACTTTTGGAGAATCTAGACTAGCTGAAATAGGTAGTCCGTGAAGTGAACTACTTCTATTTAATAGTAACATAAAGTTTGTAGCTGTTGTATTAGCGTTTGAACCAGATTGAACAACTAAACTTGTAGCTGAATCGGTAGATGAATCAGCTGATGATTGAAAAGTAAATGTAACATTACCTATAGAAGCAGAAGCATTATTTGTTAGACCAGACCCGATAGTTATACTACTATTTGCAAATAATTCACTATCTGAAAGACCTGTGGTTCCTACGATTGACTGGTCTATTGATGATAATATTGCTCCTTTATCATTTGCATTTACTCTATCATCTTCTTTTAGTGTATTGATATCATCTAAAGTCAAACTTGAGTTAGCTGCTATAGCTGAACCATCTCCAGCAACTCTTACAATTGTAATAGGTGATTTATGTTTTAAATAATTTTTTGCAGTTATAGTTGTAAAATACTCAAATCTTTCACCGTTAGTATTTTCAAAACTACTACCAAATATTTTTTCTAATTCTCTTGTATCATTTATAATTGTTGGTACTAAAACAGGTCCCTTTACTGCTGGACCAATGATTGCTGCTCCTATTGCCCCTACAGCTGACGGTAGAAAAGAAGCATCTATCTCTTTTGTTAAAACACCTGGACTTATTAATTTTTCCGACATCTATGGTTCTCCAATTT